ATCATATTCTTAATAGATCGCCTATCACCATAATAGTCTTCAATGATACGTGGAATAACACCATCAATGTCTTTGCGATATGTTGAACCATTTGCGGCGACAGCATACGGAACTTCGATAGATGGAGCTTCCATGTAATAGTCAACACCTGCAACTTCCGATTGCGCAACCAGAGTTTCAGGACTCATGTTCCACTGCACAATAATATTAGGATAAAGAGAATTCAAATCAAAGGACACTACCCAATCATGAGCACCGACCTGTGGTTCTTTGACATAGCCACCAGCAAACTTTGTCTTACCGGCATCTGGTCTTGTAACGAACGGAACTTTCTTTTCACTTAGTAGTTTACGATAGATGATTGATTCCCATATGGCTGTGACACCAAACGTATCGGAATAGTTGACACCACCCTTATACGCAACAGTTAGAGCTAGAGTAATCAATCCCATCTTATCTTCGAATCTTTCGATAAGCTCAACGTCTTTCATATTATAGTCAATGTATTTTTGAAAGTCATCTTTGTAAAGATTCTTTAGAGAGCCGGATTCTTCAAACGATAGTTTCTTATCACCAAGAACAACATACGCGATATGATTAAGTTTGTATGATTCTTGTGGACCATACGAATAACCAAACTTCTTGAAGAGCTCGAGATAATCAAGCTGTTCAATACCTTTGATGTCATATGCATCTTCGGTACGACCTTGGCGTGTGATTTGTCGATAGTCAACCATACCCCAAGGAGAGAATCGCTTGATGGATTCTACACCAAGAATCTTGGCTGTACGATTTACAAGGTATGGAACATCGAAGAAACGAATATTCCAACCAGTGATCACGTCAGGACAGTGCGATTCGTCTGCCCAGAATGTAAGAAACTTTTCGAGTAGACTTGCTTCATCGCGACAGCGATAGTAGCGCACTGGCTGGATAAGAGATTTCTCAGTATCGAAATCGCCATAGCCCCATACGTGATAGAGTTTAGATTTGCTTGATTTGTAAGTGATAGACAGAATACGTTGACTGGCTTCGCTTGGATGTGGAAAGCCATCTTCATATTCTGTTTCAATATCGAACGTACCTACATCAATAAACTCACGCTTGAAATCGATATCGCGAGGAAAGCGTTGACTGATATATTGATGAATATAATTCTTACTGCCAAAGATCTTTCGGCCAGATACATCGCTGTTTTCTTCTAGCCACTGTTTAGCATGGCGCATGTTGTCCATCTCGATTGGCGCGATGTTAAGACCATCGAGAGACTTCCAGCCTGTTTCTTGCTGACACGCGGTGAAGAACATAGGCTTGAAATTCTTTTCGCGTTTGTAGATTTTTTTACCGTGCGCATTGTAGCCACGATATAGAATAGAATTGCCGTAACGTACGACAGACGTATAAAAAGACATAATAAAACCTCCAACTTCAAGATATATTATACCATAGTTTTTAGAGTTTGTAAACCACTAAACTGCAAAACTTTCGCCACAACCACAGGAAGCTGTCGCGTTAGGATTAATAACCTTGAGATAGGATCCACCTAGTTCACTAACGTAGTCGACCGTGCAGCCGGCTACAAACATTTCTGCCATGTCATCGATGCAAAGAATATTATCGATGGTTGGACCAAAGCCTCTCATATCTGAGAGACTCCAGTCATACGTAAAGCCTGAGCACCCGCCACCTTTAACAGATAGTAGAATGTATCTGCTTTTGTTATCCTTGACGAGTTTTTCCATGTACTCTTTTGCTGATGGTGTCAGCTCAATCATACAGGAATCTCAGAAATAGTTACGGCTCGCATTCTTTCAACGAGTCGGTCTGCTCTATTTGTGACTTGCTTATACCAACGAGAGTCTACCATTTCGTCGGCAGCTGAATCCCAGTCTCTACTATCGACTCCACGTTTCATGCCTTTGAACTGTGATAGCCTAGGTCTGCCCATGTTAAACATCATATTAGCAATAATTAGTTGGACTTCTTCGGGCAATTCGTAATAGTCGGGATAGAGGGTTTCGCAGTCAGACAATACGATTTCGACGTCAGTGTCAAAGCATTCGTTGACTCTGTCTTCTGAGACAGCTGTTCCGACGGGTTCGCCCCTTTCCGGATCGTCGTCCCTAACCAGATGACCAATGCCAAAAGTAGGAAGGCCGAGATGATCGAGATAGATCTCATATTTTACTCCTTCGTCTTCTGCAATTTCTTGTCTAAGTTGATCGATATTCATAATTAATTCCTTCTTGTGAATGAGTCGGGTATATCTTTTTCGTTGTTACAATTGCAGTCATAGCACACGTCATTTACGCATTCTTCACATTCGCCACTTTTGCAATGACATGAATGACCGCACTTATTACATTTAGCCATAGATACCTCCTAGAATAAAAGGGCAGAATACTCCCCGCCCTTTTATTTATTTAGTTTAAAGCTTCAACTTCTTCTTCGGTGTATGGCCACATTAGATCCAGATACCTTTTCTTTGCAGTGTGCGTAGTCTTTGTTCTAGATCTACGTGGTCAGTTGCTTGTGAAAGATACTTTGTATAAGGATCCATCCATAGGTTTCTCCACCACGTTTTAAATTTACTCATTGCTTAAACTCCTTCTCAATAGAAGAGATAGTAGCAGCATTGAGTTGGTGCAGGATTTGCCAATAGTTTTTGCCGTTGTACTCGTACTTAGAGACTTGTCTTGCAACTTCTTGATTAGCTTGTGTTTGACGCGCAATCATCATGCCAATCATAACACCTTGAATAGTTTTCTTTACACTACCAAAGAGTCCTTCAAGAAGACTCTTGGAGTAATTGAGAGCTATTGTTGTCATTTGTTAGTTCCTCGTTTTTTCTAATTGAAATTTTACGAGGCCGCTTTTCTTCCGGAAGGACTACTTCAAGTCCGACAGTCAAGATTCCGTCCGTTAGATCAGCTCCAGTTACTTCGGTATATTCCGACAGTCTAAATGACTTTTTCCAATTTCGAGCACTAATACCCTTATGAACATACTTATCTTGTGATCGACGCTGAGGCCTGTCACCTTTGATAGTAAGGACATGATCTTTAACTTCAATATCAATATGTTCTTGTTTGAATCCAGCCACTGCGAGTTCAAGAGAATATTTGAGCTCTTCATCTTTCACTACGTTATGTGGTGGATAGGTATCCTTCGCATGCTTGTGAATGTTCTCAAGCTGATCGAAGATGTGGTCAAAACCAATAAAACCCGAGCGTGGGTATACGATGTTTCCAGTCATATGTTCCTCCTATTGACTAGCAAGGTTTGTGTAGGACCTCTTTCGAGCATCCTATAGTATATATATTCTTATTCCATCGGCGTAATGCCAAGCCATGCACTAAATCCAAATACTTCCATAATCATGAAAGTAAAGAACATAATAACCATAGCCCACATTATAAGTTTGCCATTAAAGTTAGATGCTGCGAGTTTGATAGCAAGAATCTCGTTACCAAAAAATCGCAGCATTAGTTCAAATTCGTTCTCGTCTCTTTTTACTGCGACGCCAGTCTTTTTCTCTTCAGCCACAATCGTAGCCTGTAAGAATTACTTGGATCCAATATTGTACTTCGGACATAGTTCCCAGTTTCCTTTTTCCTTATACGGAATAATCTTAATCTGACGAAGAGGCGCGAGTGGTTTAGCGCGTTCAGCGTGTTCAATATCGATTAATCCCCAATCGCTCATGAGTTGAGCTATTGTATTACGTCTTGCAATGTCATTTTCTTCAAGATTAGATTTTTTTCCATCAAGCAAAAACAGTTCTTTAAAGTGGACGATAAAGTATCGACCCTGTTTATGCAGTATATGACATGACTGAAATAACTTTTGTTCTTTTCTAGATGCGACACCAATTCTAGTGAGTGTTTCACGAACCTTTAAAAAATCGTCTGGCTCGTTTAGTATAACCTCAAGCATTGAAGCAGGTGTCCACTCAATTATTTTATTTTCTTCCACCTTTATAAACCTTTTTTCTCAATTCTTCCATTTGATCAGGAGTGATAAGGTCGTAGATCTGGCGTGCTTTTTGGTTGCTATAGCCATAGTATTGTTTAACTACTTCCACATCACTGGACGACTGTGCTTTCGTCCATTTGGAAAAACGTTTCTTTTTCCTGACTATATTTATAAGAAAATCAAATTGAAGACGATTATCAAGGTGAGCATGTAGATTCATCTCATTGGCCATGAGAACTGTGTCATTGAAATAAGACAGGCCACGATTTACCATGAAGGCGTTGTAACCTTTCTCGGCAATATCGTCCACCATAATGTCTTGTTTGCTATCGTTAATAGCAGTAAGATACTGAAAAGGATTCATTATACGAACTCAACATTAGCCATGATTTCGGTTAGGCATGCCACAATATTAAGCTCATGGTCTGCAACAAAAGCATGTTTATATTGATAGTCTGCCAGAATAAGCACAAGCTGTGGAACAGACTGAGGCTTTATATACGTCGTAGATTGATCATACAAAGATCTAAAGATAGCCGTAGCATCCATGTCCATGTTGTTAACAACCCATGTACGCATTTTCTTGAAGTCTTTGTCTTTCAGAAGCTTTACAAGCTCATCTATACTAGATCCAGTAGAACTAGAAGATAACCCAATATAAGTCCCACTAACACTGGCTCTTTGTAACTCATTTAATACTCTCCTCCAATCAGGCGCGTGTTTCATAATAACTGGCGCGATATCTTTTACATTGTATTGTACGTTTTCTTCTTTGAGAATAACTCCAGTGCGACTGAGCATTGATTCGCACAGAGTAACCATATCTTTCTTAGTCGTATTAAATTCATATACACCACAACGTGAATGTAGTGGTTCAATGATACGATTCTTAAAGTTACAGGTTAGAATAAATCTACAGTTGTTTGAGAATTCTTCGATAAAGCCACGAAGAGCAGGCTGTGTTGATTGAGGATTAAGGTAATCTGCCTCATCAAGTATGACAACTTTGTAGCCACCTTGGAGAGATACACTTGAAGCAAACTGTTTGATCTTGCCACGAAGAGTATCGATGTTACCTTCTTCTGAACCGTTGATTAGAATAAAGTCGAGACCAAGCTGGTTGCACATTGCTTTAGCAACGGTGGTCTTACCTAGGCCGGCTGTGCCTGAAAAGAGCATGTTAGGTAGCTCTTTGTTGTTAATGATTTCTTGGAAAGTTTTCTTAAGTGCATCTGGTAAGATACAATCAGAAATAGTTTGTGGCCGATATTTCTCAACCCATAAAAACTCATTAGACATTCACATACTCCATAATAAAAATAAAGGTGCGGACTAACCATAGGTCCGCGCGGGTGTATTACGGCACCACCCGTAGTGTGGTTATTCAGAGTCATCCGCCATCGCGGCTTCTTGTTCAAGATTTTCCACGAGTTGGATAACTTGAATACACTGATCACGAAGACCTCCAATAGTAGAGAGCTCTTCGCCTTTAAAGGCACCACGTTGAGTCATAGCATCAATTACTGCCACGGTCGATCGGGCTGATTTATTTGCTAGCTCTTGTAGTTGCTCGACAGTTTCTGACATGTCATACTCCAAAAGTTGATGTTTTTTCGAGTGCGATCCAGTATTTCAGGTCTACTTCTTTATTACTGAATTGCGAGATAAGTTTCGATGAGATCTGAACTTCGTAATCGCCCGGAAGCATTTTCAGATTATTGATACTTAGGATAAAATTAAACACAGCACCATCCGGGTACGTACCATCGACGTCAATGGAAAACGCATTTGATGTCATGTTTTGGCTATCAACCACAGAAAGACTGAGTACACCATCTTGACCAGTGATGGATACTTCGCTATGTCCAAGAGTTGATGCAGCGCGCTTTAGCTTATTCAATGTATCATTGTCTAGAGTAAAGCTTACATCTGCGCTTGGCATAGTAATGTCTTTTTGCGGTGTTGTCAATGTTTCTTCTGCAGAGAAGAAGTACTTGACTTTAGATCTACCAGATGAATCTGAGATACGAACTGACTCTTCTTCAAATTGTAGATTAGGTTTATCGACGAGATTAAGTACGCCAATAAATTCGTTGAGGTCATACACACCAAAATCTTGAGAGAAGTTTTCACCGACTACGGCAGTAGCCAGAACATTACGTGCTTCTGAGATTGTTTTGATTGTGTTACCAGTACGAACGAGGATATTCTGGTTGATACCAGAAAAATTCTTTAACACGGCGAGAGTGCTATCGCTTAGTTCCATAATATACTCCATGTTTCATTATTAGATTATTATACCACAGTTTTGCTACAATGTAAACCATTAAGCAGCAATCTTACTAAAATTCTTTTCTTTCTTGAATTCTATCTTTGACTCAAACTTACCGTCAAGGATTTCACCCTTATGAGATATGATGAATGCGTTTGTACTATCATCAAGAGTGTATAGGATCTTAAGTAGATTTTCTACACCAGCATCATCGAGTGATGAGTCAAATGTTTCGTCAAGAACGAGAAGATTTGTGGAAACTGAATTCTTCATCTTAGCAATCTGTCTCCACGTAAACAGAAGTGCAAGATCGATACGTTGCTTTTCACCTTCACTGAATGAGGCATAAGTAAATTCATCTCTATGTCGAGAACGAATTGTTTCATTGAACTCTTCATCGAGATCAAAGTGTACATAGAAATCAAGAACCTGTAAGTACTGGTTGATTAGCTGGTTCATTACAGGTAGATACTGCTTAATGATTTTTGTCTTGATTCCCGTATCTTTAAGCATTTCACCAAGGACGAGTTTGTATGTATACTCGTCGTTGGCTTTAATTTTTTTGTCTTGCAATTCAGAAAGCTGCTCTTTGATTTGAGCTAGATCTGCGTTAGCTTTTTCGAGATCAGCACCTACATCTTTTTCGAGATGTAAGTTGTATTGCTGGATTTGTTTCT